TTGCTCTGTCATTGCAATTCCCCTTTCGGATGATCGATCATGCGCCCTTCGAAGCGCGCGACAAGCTCGCGCAGTGCCGTGATAACGTCGGCGCGCTCCGCGTTGCTTATGTACGTTATGCGCGAATCGTCGCGATTGAACGGAAACGCGAGCAGAATAAATCCGACGCGCGGCGGCTTAACGCCCTTGTTCAGCTCCGCGTCAATCGCCGACGCGATCGCTTGCAGCTCCGCCAAGGCGCGCGGATCGATCATTGCAACGCCCTGGCGATGATGCGCGCCGCCAACAGCCCGACGCGCAGCCATACGAACACGTTTAACGCGGCGAGCCCGAACACGACGAGCTGCCAGCCGATCGCGAGCCGGGCGCGGCGCCGCGTCATGCCGGCACCGTGCCCGCCGCGTAGACTGTCGCGACGACGACGGCCGCGACAATCGCCAGCTCTAGCGCCCATCGTCGCAACGCTGCGCGATCGCGGCCCGTCATTGCGTCGCCTTCAAGTGATTCAGCCGGTCGAACGCGGCGACATATTCCGCCGTGCTCGGATCGTGCAGCGCCGGAAACTTGCGCACGGGCTCGGACTGTCGCGTGAATAAATGCGACGTTAAGCGCCACAAGCGCGCCTTATAGGACGGCTCGCCTTCGGCGCGCTCCCGCCTGAACGTATCGCGAGCGGTATACTCCCCGCGCATCGTAAGCGGCGCCCTGGCGGCGAGCTGCGCGGCCGACAGCCGCACGCGATCGCGGAGCTTCAAGCGCTTGCAGCCCGGCGGGCTCGCCGCCATCGCTTCCCATGCGAGCCGCGCCCGGGCTTCGGCATCCCTGGCGCGCAGTGTCGTCGCGATCCTCACGGCGCCGCCCGCATTTTTTCCATCGCAACGGCCGCCGCATCGCTCGCGCGCTCGTGCGCGGCTTCTATTTCCTCAATGCGCGCCGTCGCCAGCGTCATAAGCATTGAGCAATCGCCGAGCGCGTCGACGGGATCGCGGCGAGCCAATGCGAGAATGCCCCGCTTTAGCCAATCGCTTACCGCCGGATCGGCGAGCATGGTCTTGCAAACGTCGCGATAATTTTCGCCTTCGCACTCGACCGCTATCGTGATATTGCGTTTCATTTTGGCGTCTCCCTGTTTTATAGATTGTCGAGAATGAACACGGCCGCATCGCCGCGCCATACCACCGTGCGCCCCGCCGCGTTGCTGCGCATCGGCAAGCCGGAAAAGTGCGCGGCAATGTATGCCAGCTCGGCGCCATTCGCCGCGCACGTTACGATTTGCTCCGCGCCAACATCGAGCGACGGCGCCGGGCTTCCGACTTTCCAGCTTGCGTACATAATCACAACATCAGTAAATGCCCCGTCGTCTCCGTCGTCATAATGCGGATCGGCGCTCGTGCAGACGAGCACGGCGCCAGCTTGCGCAGCGTATAACGCGAGCGCGGCGGCGATTAGTTTGCGTTTCATTTTGGCGTCTCCATTGTTGACGGTGCAAAGCGCACCGGGCGCGCCTGATCGGCGCGCCCGCTACGTTTTACAATCGCTTCCCGCAGTGCCGGCACTCGACATTGCTCGCCCGCTGGCGCATCCGGCACGCGCTATTGCTGCACGTTACCATCGGCGAATCGCGACAGCTCCCGCCGGGCGTGAGCCCTGACAGGCGCCGATCGTGCGCCAGCTCCGCGCCCGTTAGCATTTGCTCGACGGTGCGGCCGGCGGAGCGCTCGACGTTAGCGCGCAGCGTCGCCGCGTTACCGGCTGCGGCTTCGATCGAGCGCACGCGCAACGCTGTAAGGCGATCGCCGAGCGCGCGCGCTTCGTCTTGCTCGTCGCCCGCAAGGCGCCCGCCAAGCGATTGCAATATCAACATGGCATCCCGCTTGCTCACGGTAAAGCGCCAGCTCTGCAACAGTGCCAAGTCGGCGCGCGGCTCGTCGTCGTGCTCTGTCGTCGTCATGATTGCACCGTCGAAAGTAACGCTTCGATCTTGTCGTGCTCGCGCGCCGTCCAATGCGCGGAGCCCGAGCCCGCGTCAATGCGCTTGCTGATCGCGCGGAGCGTAGCTAGCGCACTTTGCAGCTTGTGCAACGCGTCGACGATATCCGACGCGGGCACGATCCCGCCATCGTCGACGCGATACACCGCACCGCCGCACGCGAAAAACACGGCGCGAGCTGCCCGAGCTTGCGCGCGCAGCGCTTCGAATATCGCATCCGTTCGCGCCTTCACGATTGCACCTTGGCGGCGTAGTACTTGCGCGACTTTTCGAGCTTGGCAAGCGCACGGTGCGCGCGCGCTTGCTTGCGCGCCCATCGCACAATCGCCGCGTCGAGCTTGGCGAGCTTCGCCGCCTGCCGCTTGCGCAACGCGTCGGCCGGGCTCGCCCTGGCGCGCACGGGCTCGGGCGCCGGCTCGGGCTCCCTGGCGGCTGATAGGTCTATGCCTTCGAAGCGATGCCTTGCGGGCGCCGCCCTGGCGTTTAATCGTTTCGCTTTCATGTTGGCGTCTCCTGTGTCGGGCACTATGCCCGCCAAGGGCTCTAGATCGATCCTAGAGCCCTTGACGGATCGCGTGCTAGGCAAGATCGAGCGCGCGCTTTCCTGGCGCCTTGGCGGCCGTGCTAACGGCTTCGGCGCTCGATGCCGGGCGGGCACGTCCTACGCTCCAATCGCGGAGCCGCTTAACCTTTTCGGCTGCGGTCTTAGTAAGCGGCACGACAGTTGACGCGGCGGCGATTAAATCCTTTGTGCGAATCTCGCGCGCCTTATCATTGAACGCTGCAAATAGCGCGTCGGGCACAATCGCCGCAATTTCGGAGCCGGTAAAGCCTTCGCACGCCGCGCTAATCTGTTCGCTATCGATCGGCACTGATCCGCGCCCGTGCGCCTTCATTGCAGCGGCGACGACAGCGGCGCGCTCGTCAGCGTTCGGCACGTCGACGAAAAACAATTCATCGAATCGCCCCTTGCGCAACAGCTCGGGCGGGAGCCCTTCAACATCGTTCGCTGTCGCGACGACGAACGCTTCGCCTTGGCGCTCCTGCATCCATGACAGAATCGAGCCGAGCGCGTCAGACGATACGCCACCGTCAGCGCTGCCGCTCGTCGCGCCTTGCAACGCTTTTTCTATTTCGTCAAACCAGACAACACAGCGGCCGATCGCTTCAATAACTTTGAAAGCCTTGCGAAGATTCGATTCGCTTTCGCCGACGAATTTCGACTTTAGCGCGCCAAGGTCGACGCGCAACAGCGGCACGCCCCAAGCGGCTGCAACAGCCTTTGCCGTTAGCGACTTTCCGCAGCCGGGCACGCCAACGAGCATGACGCCGCGCGGCGCGGGAAGCCCATAATCCCGCGCTTGCTTGCTATACGCAGCCTTGCGCACTGTGAGCCAGCCTTTTAGATTCTCCAGCCCGCCAACGGCATCGAGCCCGCCCGGGATCGGGTCGTACCATTCCAAAATCCGCTCGCGCGCAATCACGCGCTTTTTTTCGCCGCTGACGATGGCGGGATCGATGCGGCGCGATTGCACGAGCGAGCGCGCGTAACAGCTCGCCGCTTCTTCGCCGCTTAGTCCGATCGCCGCATCGATCGCCGCTTCGCGCGTGCCGTTCGGCGCCGCAGCCGCTTGCAGCTCGTCGGGCAGCCCTGCAATAGCGCCATCGAGAATCGCCGCGACTTCGGCGCGGTCGGGCATCGGCCATTCGATAACGGTCGTATGCCCCGCCAGCTCGGGCGGCACGTCGCCGCTAGGCGAAAGCACGATGATTGCTTGCGCGCTCGCCTTGGCGGCCGTTGGCAAGCTCCGCGCTAAGTTGCGGAGCTGGCGCATTTGCACGGCGCCGCTTTGTCCCTGGAGCCATGCCGGAAGATCGCGCATGATCCACAATCCGCGCTCGTCGCCGCTCGTCGCGCGATTGCCGATCAGCGTAAGCATTGCAGCCGGATCGTTCAAGTCGCTGCCGAAGCGGGAGCCGTTAATATCGGCCGCGCCTTGCGCAACGTCCCAAGTGCGCGCGATGTAGCCGGCATTGGCGCCGGCTTCGAATAGCGAGCGCTCGACGCGCGCTTCTTCGCGCGTCACGATCCACAACAGCGAATTGCGAGCGCGGAGCAGCGCCGAAACGTCGGCCGCTGCGCGTATACCATTGTTGCTTGTCGTCGTCGTCATGTTCAATTGCTCCTGTTGTGGCGCCAGCTATAGGCGCCGGATTGAGTCGTGCTCTAGTGCCCCTTGTGCCACGTATGCCCGCCGTCGTGCGAATGCAGCCCTTGTCCCACGGCTTGCTTATCGATCGAGCGCCCCGCGAGCTGTTCAGCCTTGGCGATTGCAGCCTTAGCGAGCGGCGAGCCCGACACCATGATGCGACGATAGGCGCACGCGTCTGTCACTCCATCGCGCGCTTCGTCGTCGATGCCTTCGAACGCTACGCCGCCGTTCGATCCGACCTTGGCGCGAATGCGGCCGGCTATCAGCCCGGCCGCGAAGCGATCAACAGCGGCGCGCACTTCCGCGATTCGCTCGCTGATCGTTTGCTGCGGCTTTAACTTGGTATCGCAAGGCATGGCGGCTTACTCCTGATCGAATGAGACGACGGGCGCGCGCGGCTCGTCGACGGAAAGCGCGGGAGTGTCAAGATCGAGCGTGCGCGGCGCGACTTCGGAGCGCTCGACTTGCAAGGGCTGTTCGTCAAGGTCTAAAAACGACGTGCGCGCCGCTGCTATCTTGCGCGCCACTTCGCCATCGATCGCGACGGCCGCGACTTCGCCAGCCTTCGCCGCGCGCACAATTTCGCGCGCCGCACGGCGGGCAGCGTCGACGGCGCCCTTAACCTTGTTCGCGCCTTCGGCCGTCAACATTTGCGCAATTTCCTGCGCACGCCGCGCCGCATCGCGCACGGCCGCCGGATCGAGCTTAGTAACGCCCGCTTCCATCGTCGCCAGTATTTGCGCCAGCTCGCCGCGAATCGCGCGCGCCGCTTCTACATCGTCTTGCGCAACACGCCCCGCGATCATGTATACATCGATGCGCGTAATTTTCGCGGTCGCATTAAACGCGTCGACCATTGCGCGCGCTTGCTTCATCGCTTCGTCAAGCTCGCTCGCCTTATCTTCGGGGCACAAGTGTCCGAAGGCTGTCGCCGCGCAAACCTTGCTGACGGTATAGCTTGCTTCGCGCCGCACTTTACCGGCGGCTTCGAATTCGATCGCGTCTGCAATCGTGCGCTCGGTTTCCCATTTAGCGAAGCGCTCGCCTTCGGGCGTTGCATGATCGGAAATAATGTCGCGCTTTGTGTAGCTGACGTTTCCGCGCAAGCTCGTTTTGATTGCGACGAGCAAGCCCGGCCGCAGTGTTGAAGTGTTGAACATTTTGGCGTCTCCGTTTGTCTAGGTTAGCGGCCCGGCTGGTATACCGGACCAGCCCATATTTTCCGGTTTTCCGCAAAGGCTGTCAAGGGGGCACGCTACGCCCGGGCGGGAGCCCTTGGGAGCCCGGGATTTGACCCTATTTGCGGAAGCTCGTACCCTAGCCCGACTATGGATTACAAACAGCTCCTAAAACACTTTGGCGGATCGCTGACGGAGACGGCCGCCGCGTTGCAGCGGCCGACGAGCACGGTCTTTTTTTGGAAAAAGCACGGCATCCCGCGCGGCGTGCAATTCGAAATACAAGTGTTGACCGGCGGGAAGCTCCGCGCGTCGCCCGGCCGCCCGCGCCGCTTCGCGGCTTAGTGCGGCGAAGGGGAGCGCCGCACAGTGGCACGCTGGAGACTGCCCGCCGGCTACGTCGCGCGGCCGGCATACGTCGCCGAGCAGCGCAAAGCGAACGAGCGCGCCAACGCGACGGCCGATGCCATCAAGCTCGCGCCGCAGCCGCCTAAACGAGCCAAGGCGCCGCGCAAGGGGCACGCTACGGCATACCCTGGCGTGCCGGCACTGTTCCGCGCTTGCGGGCTGCCCGAGCCCGTCAGCGAATGCCCGTTCACGCCGCTGCGCGGCTGGCGCTTCGACTTCGCATGGCCGGCGCTGCGCATCGCGCTTGAAGTCGACGGCGGGCTGTTCACGGGCGGCGCGCACGTCAATGCGGCCGCGATCCTTCGCGATCATGACAAGCGCAACGCGGCCGCCGCGCTCGGCTGGCGAATCTTCTACTGCACGCCGCGCACGCTAAAGCACGCTCCCGCCATCATGCGGCAGGCGCTATTGCTCGCAATCATCCATGCGCCTGTCGGCCCGGGATCGCCAACAGCGGAGCAACACGCCGCCGCCGCTCGTCAGCTCGCCGCAAGCGATCGCCCGCCGTGAAAGTGCAGCGATCCGCTGCAAATTGGCGCCAGCTCGCGCAGTGTTTCACGTTCAACAATCAACGCAACGGATACCCCTAGGGATATCCCTACCGGATACCGCAATGAAGCGCCCCGCATTCCAGTTTTATCCGCGCGAATGGCTCGCCGACGTTGCACTTCAAGCGTGCGACTCGGCAACTATTGGTGTATGGATTAACGCGTGTTGCGTTATGCACGATTGCACGCCTTACGGGCACCTTGCGATCAATAATCAAGCCCTGACGGATAGAGAAGCGGCGAGCGCGTGCAAGGTTCCGCTAAAGGTCTACCAAAACAGAATGGCGGAGCTGTTAAGTCGCGGAGTAGCAAGGCGAAACGATGCAGGCATTATCTATAGCGCGCGCATGGTAAAAGACGAAGCGGCACGCGAATATCAAGCAAGTTTCGGCCGCTTGTCATTGAACAATCCGAACGTGCCGCGCCCGAAACATAACGCCCCGCGTAGGGATATCCCCCAAGGTATCCCTACGGGAATCCCTGACAAACCATCCTCTGCATTTGCAGTTGCTTCTATAAATAAAAGCGATGTGATTAGAAGCAACGCAAGCGGCGTGCCGTTGCCCTGGCACGTCACACAACAGGGCATCGTCGCAAAGGCGCAAGCGCTCGGCATCATCGCCGAGCACGACGAAACGCCCGAGCACTTGCGCGATCGAGTGCGCGAGCGATTGAAAAACTTGCAAGGCTGACGGATAACTGCGCACAATCCGCGCATGAAAGCCCGTCGCCAACGCCCCGCAAACGAGCAAGGCGACGCGCAGCCAGCCGCGAAGCTCCCGGCATGGCTCACCGATCCAAATGCAGCAATCCCGCTCGGATACGAGCTGCGGGGCAACGTTCATTGCCTCACGCTAGGCAACGCAAACGAGCCGCGCCCCGTCGTCAAAAGCGCACTGTCGCCGATCGAGCTGCCGAGCGATAAATTGTTAGCCCTGGCCGGCGGCGCCTTCGAAGCGATCGCGCATCAAAAGTGCTCGTTCGCAATGGCGCGCACGATCGCCGAAGGCTGGCGCAAGTGCTACGCCAAGGCGATGCACTGACGCCATGCCCGGCCGCTCGCTGACAAGCCCTGACGACAAGCGACGGAAGCTCGCGGCGCTGTCCGCTTCGCGCCTGCGCACGCCCGCGCCCGCACGCGATGGCGGCGACGCTCCGACGAGCGCCGAGCTGGAGCTTGCGCGAGCCATCATGCGCGAAGTACAAGCGGGCTCCAATGTTGCCGAAGCGTGCGCACGTCGCGAGCTGCGCACGTTCGATTTTTGGGATTGGCTGGCGCGCGCTCCCGTGCTCGTCGTCGAATGGGACAGAGCACAAGCGCATCGAGCGCTTGCGTATGGCGAACAGCCGGTCGGAATCGCTGACGAAGCGCCGATGTTTTACGTCGACAAGGGCGTGCGGCGTATCGATCCCGGCTTCGTTCAATTGCAAAAGCTCCGCATTAATGCGCGCCAATGGGATGCCGAGCGCTTGCAATCGGGGCGCTATGCTCCGCCGTCGACCGCTGCCGATCGCGGCCCGGTCGCTGTTACCGTCGTCGTCGAACGCTTCGTCGTCGGAAGTGCGGAGCGTGCGCAGCAAGGCGAGCAAGTGCCCGACGATGCAGAGCAACGCGAACGGATGCGCGCATGATGCCCGACGCTGACGGTACGCTGCGCATTCGCTTGCCGTACAAGTGGCAGCCGCGCAACTATCAGCTAGGCGTATGGGGAGCCCTGGAGCGCGGCGTAAAGCGCGTCTGTGCGATTTGGCATCGGCGCGCGGGCAAGGATGAATTCGCGTTGCGTTGGACTAGCTGCGCAGCGCACGAGCGCGTCGGAAACTATTGGCATATGTTGCCGAAGGCATCGCAAGCGCGCAAGGCGATATGGACCGCTGTTAATCCGCACAGCGGCGTGCGTCGCATTGACGAAGCATTCCCGCTTGCGTTGCGCGCGACGACGAACGAACAAGAAATGTTCATACGCTTTACGAACGGCTCGACGTGGCAAGTTGTCGGCTCCGACAACTTTAATTCGCTGCTCGGGTCGCCGCCAATCGGGGTAGTCTTTTCCGAATTTTCCCTGGCCGATCCGCAGAGCTGGAGTTTGCTTCGGCCGATCCTTGTTGAAAATGATGGATGGTCGTTGTTTATCACGACGCCGCGCGGTCGCAATCACGCGTACAAAATGTACGATGGGGCGAAGGGCGATCCGAATTGGTTTGTCGAGCTTTTGACGGTCAAGGATACTTGCGCGATCCCGTTGGCGCGGATCGAGCAGGAGCGTCGGGAAATGACGCGGGAAATGGGCGCGGACGAAGCGAATGCGGTCATCGAGCAGGAGTATTTTTGCTCGTTCGATGCTTCCTTCCCTGGTGCTTATTTCGGTGCGCTGATGACGCAAGCGATTGGCGAAGGTCGGATCATGGAGTTGCCGTACGATCCGCGTGGCGGGGTTGTTACGGCGTGGGATATCGGTTTCCACGACAGCAATGCGATCGTGTTCGGGCAGGAAGTCGGGCCGTGGGTGCATTTCATCGATTACATCGAGCAGAGCGGGAAGGGTGCGGATCACTACGCCAAGTTGTTGCGCGATCGGCCGTACGTGTACGACGAGCATTTGTTGCCGCATGACGTTTCGGTGCACGAGTGGGGGAATAACGGCACGTCGCGCAAGCAAGCGTTGCTCGACTTGCAAGTTAGGCCGATTCGGGTCATGCCGAAAACGAGTGTCATGGATCGGATCAACGCAAGCCGGATGATGATTAATCGTGCGCGTTTTGACGCGAAAAAGTGCGAACGATTGGTCGAGTGTTTGCAGCAATATCACAAGGTTTGGGACGATTCGAAAATGATGTGGGGCGATGATCCCGAGCATGATTGGACTTCGCACGGCGCCGACGCTTTCGGCACGTTCGGGCAGGGTTTTCGGGGCTCGCAGAATCCGCGTTTGAAGCCGAAGGCGCCGAAAAAAGAGCCGATGGCGCGGGCGTGGGCGGCTGCGGGCAATTCGTGGGCGGGGCTTTGAATAGGAGCGTGACGATGGAGCAATACGGGCAGGCCGCCGATAAGGCGTACCACGACAAGGGATCGACGATCGAAAAAGCGCCGCCGACGTTGGCGGAGTACGCGCAACAACTGCACTCGTCGACGGAGCACTTGCGCGACAAGTTACTGGAGCTGCGTAGTCGCCTGGACAGCGTTTTGCGCCCTGCCGGGCCAACGTCCGTCGACGAGTCGAATGCGAAGCGTCCGCAAGTCGCGTTGAGCCCGCTTGCGGCCGGCGTGCTCACAACGCACGCGATGGTCGACGAGCTGCACGGCATCGTCAACGATATGTTGCGTCGGCTGCATCTGTAAGCCATGCCGCTGAACAAATCGAAGTCGCGCGCCGCGTTTTCGCAGAACGTGCGCACGGAGATTGCCGCCGGCAAGCCGCCGAAGCAAGCGGTTGCGATCGCATACAGCGAAAAACGCGCTGCCGGCGGCTCCGATCGCGGTGCAAAGCCCGCGCCGAAGGCTCGGCGCGATCCGTACGACAAGTAACCGGAGACGAACGATGAATTGGCTTGAATTTATCCTGTTCGCATTGCTCGGGTATGCCGTGTTTGCAGGCTGGCCGCAGCCCGTGCCCCGGGGCAATTGGCTCGTGGCGATCGTGTTCGTCGTGCTGATGGTGCTGTGGCTGTTCCTTGGCGTCTCGGGCTCCAGTTTGGGCTCGATGCACTTCGGAAGGTAGAACGTGCCCGAGACGATACGCGCCCGCCTTTCCTGTCAGCCGATTTGTCCGAGCTGCAAGCAAGTCATGCAGGCGGACGGCGGCGACAAGACGGGCGACGTTCGTTTTTTCTGCAAGATCAAGTCGTGCGATCGCGTCGGCATTCACTACGATGCGCCGATGATCGATTTGCAGCGCTCGGTTGCGAAGGTCGGCAATGGGTAACGGTCCAATTCTGAATTTCCCCGCTGTTCCTGGCACGCCATTGAACGGCGGGGGTAACGGCTCCGTGCGAGGAGACGACGCGCCCCTTCCGGCGGACTCGGGCGAGCGCCCGGCGCCGGAAGGGAACGTCTCGACTTCGCTCGATCCGAAGGGCGACGAATTCGATCCGCGCGAGTACGGCGACGTAGTTGAACGCGCAAAAGAGCGTTTCGATTATGTGTGTGACGTGGACAGCGAGAATCGCAAGAATCAGGCCGACGATATGAAGTTTGCTTGGGAGCGTGGCGCGCAGTGGCCGGAAGAAAATCGGCGCGCACGCGAGACGGCAAACCCGAAACGGCCCTGGTTGGAATTCAATCAGACCGGCCCTTACATCAAGCGGATTACCAATGAGCAGCGGCAAAACACGCCGGGGCTTACGGCGCGTCCGGTTGGTAGTGGCGCATCGAAAGCGATCGCTAACATCTATTCAGGGCTTATTCGCGATATCGAGTACCGATCGAACGCGGGCTCGGTCTACGACAACGCGCTTGAGCAAGCGGCGACGGGCGGCGCGGGATATATGCGAGTCGTGACGGAGTACGAGCGCGAAGATTCGTTCAATCAGTGCATTCAGCTCCGCTCGATTCCGAACGCGCTGTCGGCTTTCCTTGATCCCGATGCGCAGGCGCCCGACAAGAGCGACGCAAAGTACGGCTTCGTGTGCGATTGGATCGATCAGGAGACGTACAAAAAGGAATGGCCGGAAGATGCGCGCAACCCGTGCTCGTTCGAAGCGCAGCCGGGCTCGCTTGGCGCGCGATGGTTCAACGGCGACTTGATTTGCGTCGCCGATTACTACGAAATCATCGAGGAAAAGCTGAATCTCGTTCAGCTCTCGGACGGTCGCACGATTTGGCGCGATCAGTACGACGACGAGCTGAAAAAGGCGAATGCGACGGCCGCCGTGCCTACTGCGACGCAGCCGTTCGGCGTATCCGCGATGGCGTTGCCGATGCCGCCGCAGATTGTGAAGGAAGCGGAGCGCACGCGTTGCCGCGTCGATTGGTACAAGCTCTCCGCGAACGATTATCCGCTCGCAAAGTACGAATGGGCCGGCAAGTACATTCCCGTCATCATGGTTCCCGGCGATGAAATCGATATCGACGGGAAAAAGGTGCGGCAGGGCGTCATCCGGCGGCTGCGCGACGCGCAGATGATGTACAACTATTGGTTCACGCTCGCGACCGAGCGCATCGCGCTCGCGCCGAAAGCTCCCTACGTCGCCCTGGCCGGCACGTTCGAAGGCCATACCGAATGGGACACGCTGAACACTGACAATCATCCGTACCTTGAATTCGAAGCGGTCGAGCTGCCCGATGGCAGCTTCGCGACGACGCCGCCGGCTCGCACCGAGCCGATCCAGCTCGATCAGGGCTTAGTGACGATGTTGCAGCTCTGCTCGCAAAACCTTCGCGATATCACGGGCCAGAAGGATGCGGCGCAGCCGAATCCGAATGTGCCCTGGCGCGCGATCCTGGCGGAGCAACGCAAAGGCGACTTGGCGACGTTTCACTACGGCGACAATCTCGCGCGCTCGATCACGCTGTTCGGCAAGATTTGCGTCGACTTGATTCCGAAAATCTACGATACGCAGCGCGCGTTGCGCATCATTGACGAAGATGGGACAGACAAGCAAGTAACGGTCAATCAGCAAATGCCCGCACCCCCGGCGCAGCCCGGGATGCCGGCCCCGATGCCGCCGCCGCCGATCAACGACATTACAACCGGCGAATACGACGTTGTTGTGACGGTCGGCCCCGCGTACGCGACGCGTCGGGTTGAAGCTGCGAACGAAATGCAGCAATTTTTGGAAGCGATGGGGCCGGATAAGGCTTCGTTGATCGCCGATCTGTTCGCGAAAATGACGGATTGGCCTAACGGCATGGGCGACAAGATCGCCGCGCGCCTGTTCATGATGCTGCCGCCGAACATTCAGCAAATGGAGCAGTCGAGCGACGATCCGCAAGTCGCGTCGCTGCAAGCCGCGATGAAGCAACAGCAACAGCAATTCCAACAGGGAATGCAGCAGGCGGCGCAGCAGATTCAACAGCTCACGCAACAGAATCAAAAGCTGCAATCGCAGCTCTACGTCGAGCAGACCGAAACGGCCGGCGCCAAGCTCAAGGGCGCGCAAGCCACGGCCGCCGCCGATCGCTCTGTCGCAATTCAGGCGATGGAGACGCAAGACACGCAAATTCATGCCGCGATGGATGCGAAGGAACTCGCGGCGAAGATCACGCAAGACAAGCTCGACGGTTTCATCGATTTTATGTCGAAGGTCGTCGTGCCGTTGCTCGTTGCGCAGCAAAAGCAAGTGCAGCCGGTCGGTCCCGAAGCTGAACAAATTGCGGGCGAGACGAGCCCGGGAGCCTAACGCATGAAGATCGACAATTTCGTACCCGCCGGCCCGAATAAGTGCATAACCTACGTCGTGGGCGTCGGAGCTGTATCAGCGGCGTTGCCAACGGGCGGCGCATCGCTGGAGCTGTCGAACGCCGGCACGGCGATCGTGTTCATCGAGCTTGGCGATGCGCAAGTCGCCGCCGCTACCGTGGCGGGCTCGTATCCGATCCTGCCCGGCCAATCGAAGGTTATCGATCGCAAGCAAAACGACACGACGATATCGACGATCAGCGGCAGCGCGGCGCAACCGTTGATCGTCGCGCCTGGAATCGGGAGCTGACGATGCTACGCGGCAGCGCTCCCGCAGTGAATACGACGGTCGCGCCGATCCTGGCGTCGACCGACATTTCCGGCGCTCCTGGCAGCGGCGTAATGAACACGCCGAGCGGTCGCTTCGCGTTTCCGGCGGGGCAGGGCGCGGCCGGGCTGACGTTCAACTGTTCGCTTTGCTTGGCGACGAGCAAGATCAACGTGCAAGTGGAGACGCACGACGGCACGCTCACAAGCTGTTCGGTGCAGCCGTCGAATGGATCGTTTACCGTGTTCGGCAATGCCAACGCGACGGGTATAACCGTCTGCAATTTTACGTTAGTCAGCTAAGTACGCCGATCAGAAGTCGATCGGTTTTTGCAATCGCCCGGGGCTGTCTGTCGGGCGCCACAACTGAAAGGGCATCATGACAACCGAAATTCGAAGTGTTGCACTCGGCGTACCGCAAGTGTTTCGCGCGCCGCAAGGTCGCTCGTTCATGACGATGCCGGCCGGCGGAGCTGGCGGCGGCACGATCGGCCTGGAATGGTCGAACGATGGCGTCAACTATCTGCCGGCGCCGCAAGGCGTCTCCGTCAACCCGTACTCGTTCAATCCGCTGTCGGTTGGCATTCAGCAAGCCGGCTACATTCGCGCAACAGCGGCGATCGCGGCGGGCGCCGTGGCGGCGATGGACGTTACGCAGATTCAAGGGCAATCGTTCCGCCAACCGGAAATCTGCACGATCGGCACGCCCTGGACCGCACAAGCGACCGTGACGACGGAGCAATTGCTGTTCTCCGTGCGCATCCCGGCCGGGCAATTGCTGGCGAACTTCGTCGCCGAGCTGGACTTCGAATTTTCGGCGAGCAACAACGCGAACGTCAAGACGATCAAGGCGTACATGGGTCCGACCGGCAACGCCGGCACGGCCCTGGCGTCGGTTGCGATCACGTCGTTGCTGAACGGCCGTATCGAAATCACGGCGCGCGGCCAGAACGATTTTGTAACGATCGTCGGCGGTTCGGTCGGCTCGGGCACGGGTCAAGGCGGCGGCGCGGTTGCGCTCGTCTCGACGACGGTTGCGAGCTGGCAGAATGCCGAGCAAGAGCTGTGTCTGACGCTCACGAAGGCGACGGCTGCCGACGTGGTTTCGATCAACCGTATGCAAGCGCGGTTGTTCCAACAGTAGAAAGTTTGGGAAGCGGCGAGCGCGACAGCGCAGTACCAAGCAGCGCTCGCCGTTTTCCAATTCACGACGAAAGGTAACTTGTGCCACC